CGGAAGGTGCTCCAGGAAGTCGAGGAGATCTACACCAATCCGCGAAACAAGAACGAGACGCTGCGGACGCGGTTCAATGTCTGGGGCCTTGGTGAAAGCCGGCTGATCGGCCGCGACCAATGGGATGCCTGCAAGGACGAGAAGCTGAAGCTTTTCCAGTTCGCGGGCGAAAAGTGCTGGGTTGGCGTCGATCTTGCCACCCGCAACGACATGGTCTGCTGGGTGGCCGAGTTCGAGCTACCAGATGGTAGGGTGGCGTTCTTCGCCAAGCATTATGTGCCCGAGCATGGGCCATGGCGCGAGGACGATGAGGTCCGCGACATCTACGAGCATTGGCACGAGCAGGGCTTTCTGACGTTCACGCCGGGCTCGTTCCACACCTACGTCGAGATCGAGAAGGACTTAATTGACCTTTGCGACATTGCCGAGGTCGAACTCATCGCGATCGACGACCGCGAGGCCAACGCCCTTATGGGCAGCCTCACGAAGCAGGGGAAGCCGGTGGTGGCGTTCCGCAAGAACGCGCCGAACTACTCCGAGCCATGCAAGGACATCACGGCCCGCGCGGTCGGGAAGACAAAGGGGCTGGCCCACAACGGCAACCCGGTGCTGGCCTGGAATGTCGAGAACACGATCGGCGGACAGAACACGGCGGAACTGATCCTGCCGAAGAAGGTCTCCGAGCACAGCAACATGAAGATCGACGGCTTTGACGGGATGTGCATGGCGCACGCTTGTTATCTCGAGCAGGTCGATCCTCTGAAAACCAAGCGGCCGAATCCCATGGCGGAAAGAGGCTTGCGCATGGTCGATATTGATTGAAAAGTCAGTAGGATAGGGTAATTTAAGCGGGCCGATTTGGTGCTGGTAACACCGCGTCGGCCCTAACCAAGCCAACACGGATGAGGTGTTGAGTGGCTGACAAATCAGTATGCAAATTTGATGGTTGTAGCAAGCCCGCGAAGGGGCGTGGGTGGTGTGGCGCGCACTGGAAAAACTGGCGCAAGTACGGCGATCCAACGCCTCGAAGGAGCTATCAGCTCCGTGGGGATAAATCGTGTTCACAATGCGACACAGAGAACCCAAGAACGATCGAGTTCTTCAGCCCAAAGAACGGACGACCCGATGGACTGGAATCCTATTGTCGCGAATGCCACGCGCGGAAGGCCAGAATTGCCTATCACCGCGATCCAGAAAAACGCGCGCAATCCAAACGTCGGTATCTGAGCCGGAATCGTGACCGCATCAATGCGGAGCGCCGAGAGCGTTATGGTGATCACGAGAAGAAGTTGGAGCGCGCGTGGCGGGCCGCTAATCGTGACAAAACCAGAGAAATTTCTCGACGATCGCGCGAGAAGCGGAGCCCGGAGCAGCGGTTTGCTCATTCGGTGGGAAACCGGGTCCGAGAAGCGCTCAGACTCCGATCTGGAAGAGATGGTGATGCCGCCGCCATCGGCTACAAGAACGAAAGCTGGCAGACCGCATTCGGATACACAAAGCAGGATCTTTGCCGGCACATCGAGCGCCAGTTTACGAGGGGGATGACTTGGCAGAACTTCGGCACGTTCTGGCATCTCGACCACATCGTTCCGCTCGCCAGCTTTTCCTACACCGGCTTCGATGATCCCGAGTTCAAGGCGGCTTGGGCTCTTACCAATCTTCGCCCGCTCGAAAAGATCAAAAACATCCAGAAGCACGCCAAACGGACGCACCTGCTATGACCGAAACCAAGGACATAACTGAGCGTGCTCCGGTGGCCGTCCGCGCGTTCGGCGCCGATGACAGCCACCTCTGGACCACGACCAACATGGGCGATCTCTTCAGCATGGGCTACGTCGCTGCGGGCTCGCGCTCGGCGATGCTGCGGCTCGCGATCAGTCTGAAGTGCATCGATGTCCTTTCGAGAGACGTAGCGAAGACACCGGCATATCTCTATCGCCGCAAGAATGGTGGCGCCGAGATCGTCGAGCCGAATGAGCACCGCGTCGCAGCAATGCTCGCCGGCCGAACCAGTCGCTACTATGGTGTGAAGGAGTTCCTGCGGATTGCGACGGCACATCTCGTGACGGCGTCGCAGTATTACGTGGCCGCGCGCCGCAAGCGCACTGGCGAGTTGATGGAGATTCAGGGCATCCCGCATACCGACGTGTCGGTGCGCGTCGAGCCCAAGCAGCGACGTTACGTCTACGATGTCACTGCCAACGGCCAGCACGCGCAGGCTCAGTATGGCTGGGCGGCCGGCGGCCTTCTCGACGACCAGATGGCGCATATCCGTCTGCGCTCGATGAACGGGATCGACCCGATCGCGACAAGTGCTGTTGCCAAGGGCGCGTTCGACCTCATCTCGAACATGCAGAAGTTCCAGAGCGATCTGTTCAGCAACGGCGGCATGCCGATCCTGGCGCTGACGTTCCCTGACGGCCTGACCGACGAACAGTGGCAGCGGCTCAATAAGGACTTGCAGGCGCAAGCCAAGAAGGCGCGCGAGAAGGGCGTCCCGTTCATCCTTGAAGGGCAGGGCATCAGCGGCCAGTCGCCCAAGGTCGAGAAGATGAGCCAGACGGCCGCCGATGCCGAGTTTCTGAAGGCGAACAACGCGGTCTTTACCGACGTTTGCCGCTACTACGGTGTCCCGCCGCACAAGGTCTACCTGTTCGACGGTGTCAAATACGACAACGTGACGCCCTATGAGCGGGCCTATGTCACGGATTCGTTGGTCCCGATCTTCGATGCGATTACCGAGGCGCTGCATCCGGTCCTGCTGACCGAGGACGAGCAGGATGAGTATTTCATCATGTTCGACAAGGATCAGGCATATGCCGCCGATCCTGAGCAGCGCCAGAAGGTCATCAACGACCAGTGGAAGACCGGGCTCATAACGAAGAACCAGGCGCTCGACGAGCTGGGCTTCAATACGATCGGCGATGCCGGTGAGGTTTACCTATTCAGCGGCAACTTCGTGATGACCGACACCAACAACGAGGTGATCCTGAAAGCCGGCGGCAATGCGCCCGGCGAAGAGGATACCGAGAAGACCGACGACAAGGACAAGGCCAAGGCGCCGGTCCTCTCTCTCGTAAAGAACTGAGGAGGCAGCGATGCTGAATATCTCGATCGACGAGTACTTGTCGAAGCGCTCGCTGAGCGTGAACGACGGCATCGTCTACCGCGCTGCCAAAATGCCGAAATCTTTCGACGGCGGCACGCGGTCGGCTGTTTTCGTCATGACCGACGAGACCACCGACAGCTACGGTGACACGGTTCGCGCCAAGGGCGCCGATCTGACCCGGTTCGAAAGCAACCCGATCTGCCTGCTCAACCATCGCAGCGATCTCATCCTCGGCAACTGGTCTGATGTCCAGAAGAAGCCGAAGCGGATCGAGGGCAGGGCGACACTCGCCGCCGAGGGCACGGCGCCGCATATCGACATGGCCTACGGCCTTCTGGAGCAGGGCATTCTGCGCGCGGCCTCGATCGGCTTCATGCCGACGAAGCTGGAGCGGAAGCTCGACGACAAGGGCGAGCCGACCTGGGCCTACGACATCCTCGAATGGGAAATGTACGAATGCTCGATCGTTGCTGTTCCCAGCAATCCTGCGGCATTGGCGCGGTCGATCAAGGAGGGCAACATGCTCGCCAAGGATTTCCTCGAAGAGGTGCTGGACACCTATACCCGAACGGCGGCCGGCCTGATCGTCCCGCGCTCGGAACTTGAGGCCGCGCACAAGGACGCCACCGGCGACAAGACCTCCATCCTCACCACGAAAATCGAACTCGACGAGAAGTCGCTCGACCGTCTGGAAAAGATTGCCGAGCGCATGGAGAAGGCGGCTGATGCCGTCGTCGCCGGCACTGTCGAGCTATCCGCCGAGCCGGCCGAGCCCGAGGTCGATCCTGTCGTGCAGGAACTGGAACTCAACGTCGAGGAGTTCCTGAAGGATTTCGAGCCGAAGGTGCAGGAGATCAACGAGCCCGAGCGGAAGGGTGCGCTGACGAAGCTCGTCGAGGGCATCCGCGGCCTGTTTAAGGCGTCCGAGCCCGAGCCGGAACCCGCTCCGGTCCCTGCCGACCCCGAAGTCCAGAAGGCGCTGAAAGAGCGTCTTGCCAAGATCGCGGCCGTCGAGGCCGCGTAAGCCATCGGGGCGACCCGATCCACGATCCGCGAGGATCACCATCCGACCCGCCCACTGAGGCGGGTTTTTTCATGAAGAAAGGACCGAGATATGACTCTCGCCGAACTTCGCAAGGCTCTCGCGGATAAGACCAAGGGCCTGAGCGACCTCCAGACCAAGGCGTTCGCCGACGGCGCTACGCAGGAAGACACCGACGCGCTCCAGAAGGCGCTGGACGAGATCGATGGCATCAATGCCAAGATCGCGCTGGCCGAGCGCGCCGAGAATGCGGTGAAGGCGGCGGCGCAGCCTGTCGATGAGACCGAAACCAGCACCGTTCCGGCGGCCGTCGAGCGCAAGCTCAAGCCGGTCGAAAAGCTGGGCCTCGCGCTGACGTCGATCATCAAGGCTCACCAGAACCGCTCCACTCCCCACGAGGAGTTGGAGAAGAACGGCTATGGCACTTTCGTCAAGGAGCTGGTGTCGACCACTCCGGCCGACGGCGGCTACGCCGTTCCGACGCCGCTCGCCAGCGAGATCATCGAAATCCTCCGGGAAGACTCGGCATTCCTGGCTGGCAATCCTCGCCGCATCCGTCTGCCCAATGGCAACTTCACCATTCCCGCCGGCGACAGCGGCGTGGTCGGTGGCTACGGGGCGGAAGCGTCGGACATCGGCGTCGAGCAGCAGACGTTCCGGGATGTGAACCTCCAGGCCAAGCGCCTGTCGGTTCTCGTGCCTGCATCGAACGAACTGCTCTCGTGGTCGGTCGGCGACATGCAGTCGTTCATTGAGGACGACATCCGCGGTGCGCTGGGCGAGAACATGGACCTTGCCCTGCTTCGTGGCGACGGCCAGTCCAACCGTCCGCTCGGCATCACCCGCATCGCTGGCGTTCCGTCCTTCGCGGGCTGGGGCGTTGGCGGTACGCCGATCGAGACGATCCAGCGCGTCGAGGCCACCCTGGCCAAGGCTGAGACCGAAATGCGCAATCGCAAGATTCACGGACGTCGCGCCGCATGGATCATGCACCCGCGCACCCGCATCTGGCTCTCCGGCCTCCGCGACGGCAACGGAAACCGTGTCTATCCCGAGGTCAACTACGGCCCCGGTGAAGGCAGCGGCCCGCGCCTGCGCAGCAAGCCGGTCTACGAGACTACGATGATGCCGGCGAACCTCGGCACCGGCGGCGACGAAACCGACATCCACCTCATCGACTTCAGCCATGTGCTGTTCGGTGAGGCGACCGGGCTGTCCTTCCGCGTCTCCGAAGAGGCGTCCTACAAGGTCGGCGGCGTGATGTACTCGGCCTTCCAGCGCAACGTTACGCTGGTTCGCGCGATCATGCACCACGACGCGGATGTCCGTCATCCCGGCGCCGTGGTGAACATCACCGGCCTCGACTGGTACGACAATCCGCCGGCCTGAGCCTGACGAGATGACAGCGGGCGGCATCCGTGCCGCCCGCCTCTCCCCGAAACAAGGACGAAGAACATGAGCAACCCGTTCGCTCCGAACAAGAATGGCGTGGTCGTCGTGACGCTTGCGCAGCCTTACGGCTCGAATGTCGCGGGCGAAAAGGCCGGCTTCCTTCCCGAGATCGCCAAGGCGCTCGTGAAGAAGGGTATGGCTGTGCTGCCCGGCCAGACCGCTCCGCAGGCCGATGCCGGGGCGCAGGGAGGCCCGGAAATGACCTCCCGCAAGTTCACGCCGCAGCGTGATCCGCTCGATCACGACAGCGACGGCAAGAAGGGCGGCAGCCTTCCCGACGATCAACGGGTTCTTCCCGGCTCGGCCACCGACAGCCTCCGCGCCGAGTTCAAGGAGTTGACCGGCAAGGACGCCGACTCCCGCTGGGGTGCCGCGCGTCTGGCCGCTGAGATCGAAAAGGCTCTCGAAGCCGCGACTGCGCCGGCCGATGGCGAGGCAGAGGCTATTCGGATCGCATGATCCGACAGGGCGACTATCTGGATCGAGGTCGAAATGGATCTGACGCTGAAAACGCCGGCCACAAAGACCTCGATCAGCGTCGACCTCGTGAAGGCGGGGAAACGGATCAGGCACGGGTCGGAGGACGATCTGATCGAGTTCTGGATTCGCGCGGCCGATGAGTATGTCGAGAAGCGGACGAACCTCTCGCTCATGGAGCAGACCTATGTGCTGCGTCTGCGCCGCATCCTCCCGTCCGTCCAGCTTCCTCGCCCGCCGCTGAAGTCGATCACGTCGGTCAAATATGCTGTCACAGGCGGAACTGAGCAGGTTCTTTCTGATCCTGACGATCGTGTCCGCATCGACCGGATGCTCCCGACGATCGACACCGGGTTGGTCGAGCAAGCCGGCACGATGGAGATCGAATACGTCGTCGGGGCAGATGATCCCGAGAAAGTTCCGGCCGCGCTTCGTCAAGCGTCATACCTGCTGGCAGCATCGTGGGTCGAGTCGCGCGCCGCGACCTATCAAGAACCCCGGATAATGCAGGTCGAGAAGAAGATTTCATTCGGGGTGGACCAGCTTACGAAGGAGCTTCGCGTCCCGAACGGCACTGATCTGAACGGTGGGTGGTGATGTTTCCGTCCAGCAAGGCGCCCAACCTCGTCCTGATCCAGCACAAGGTCACGATCCCCGGCCCGCTGAACGACATCGTGACATGGGCGGAATATCGGCAGGTCTGGATGAGCATCCAGCCCAATCGCGGGAGAGAGGTGTTCAAAGGCGACGAGCTTCAGAGTGTCGTGTCGCACACCCTGCGCGGCGATTTCCTTGAGCTTGAGGGCATCAACGAGACGCAACGCATCGTCTTCAACGACACCCACGACTACGGGCCACACGGCATCCGCGCGGATTCGCTGGTCTTCGACATCCTTGCGGTGATGCCCAATCTCGACGGCATGGACGACGTGATGATCCAGGCCAACCTCAACCCGCTGCGCTACGGCGATCTGGACCCGAACGTTCCGCAGTAGCCATGCTGTTCGCACCGGGAAGGGTATGGGAGGGCGAGACTGCGGTTGTCGTCGCTGGCGGGCCGTCGCTGACGCTGGCGCAGGTTCGCACGATTGGCATCGCACATGCGCTCGGCCGGTGCCGCGTGATCGCCGTTTCGGATGCAGTCTATCCGTGCTGGTTCGCAGATATACTTTTGTCGTCGGACGCCAAATGGTGGGATCACCACCACGGTCTCTCGGCGTTCCGGCGCATCAAGATATCGAGGAACCCTCTCGGGCGGTACGACGTCCAGAACCTCAACGATACCGGCCCCGACGGTTTCGACCCGGTGCCCGGCAATGTTCGCCACGGTTCGAACTCGGGCTATCAGGCGGTGCATGTCGCGGCGCAGTTGGGTGCGAAGACGATCATCATCGTGGGAATGGACTTCTCGGACGGCGGCGCGCGGGATCACTGGTTCGGCCTCCACCAAGGCCGGATGGATATGTGCTCCGATACTGAAACGTGGCGACGGCACTTCCGCACCCTGACCGACGCGCTGGGCGGGCTGGGCGTGGAGGTTCTGAACGCTTCGCCGACCTCGACGATCACATGGCTGCCAGCCTGCAATCTGGAGCAACATCTTGCTTGAGACACGATCCGGCCGCCGGGCCAGCCAGAACGAGTTCGAGTTGCGCTCGTTCATCGACCTTCTTCGCGCCCGGCAGGTGACGCGGTATCTGGAGATCGGCGCCCGGCACGGCGACACGTTCTTCGAGATCATGATGGCGCTGCCGGAGGGGTCGAAGGGCGTCGCCGTCGATCTTCCGGGCGGGATGTGGGGCACAGACAAAAGCCGGAAGCATCTGGAGGCAGCCTGCGCTGACCTGCGCGGCCGCGGTTACGATGCCCGCTGCATCTTCGGCGACAGCAGGTCGGCCGGCATCCGTCAGCTTGTCATGGTCGAGGGGCCATACGACGCGGCGCTGATCGACGGCGATCATCGCTATGCCGGCGTCAAGGCGGATTGGGAGAACTATGCCCGGTTCGCCCCGCTGATCGCGTTCCACGACATCGTGGGGCATGGCGAGGCCGAAAAGGTCCACGGCAATGCTGTCGAGGTGCCGCACCTCTGGGCAGAACTGAAGGTTGAGCACGAGCACGTCGAGCTTGTCGGCGAAGGTTCAACGATGGGCATCGGTGTCATCTTCAAATGAGGGCAGCCGTTTATCACTCGCCGCGCGGAATGAGCGGGCATGCAAGCGCAATGCTCCACGGTTTCCAGCGCCATGGCGTTCACACATCGACGTTCTCGAACATGCCAGAGGCCGGCGCAGACCTTGCTGTGATCTGGGGATGGCGGGTAGGGCGCCGGCTGCGCGAGGCTGGGTTCGATAAGCCGATCCTCGTCATGGAACGCGGGTATATCGGCGATCGTATGGGAATTTGGACATCGCTGGGCTGGGATGGCCTCAACAACCGCGCCCGGTTCCCAGAGCCTCAAGATGAGGGCCAGCGGTTCTGGTCCAGCCACGGCGGCCTCGCGAAAGAATGGGAACGGTTCGACGGCTATCACCTGATCGCTGGGCAGGTGCTCGGCGACCAGTCTCTCCTGACGGTCAACTATCTCGAATGGCTGAAGGACACGATCGATGAACTGGACCGCATGGGCGTCGATGTGCGGTTCCGGCCACATCCAGAAGCAGTGCGGCGAGGGCAGCAGTTTCCGGTGCCGTCGTACATGGTTTCCAAGGGAACGCTGGAGCGCGATCTGTCCGAGGCGGCATGCGTCATCGCCTACAACTCGAATGCGACCGTCGATGCGGTTCTGGCGGGCATCCCGGCGATCACGGTCGATGAGGGTGCGATGGCTTGGGATGTCACCTCGCATCACGTCAGCCAGGCGCTTGTGACGCCGGATCGGAATGAATGGTTCCGCCGCATGGCGTGGACGCAATGGACTTTGCAGGAAATCACGTCTGGCGAGGCGTGGGAAGTCGTCAGGACAGCGATGTAATGTCGAAAGTCACAGGGCACCGACAGACGGCCGCTGCCATCCGCAAGCTCGCCCGACTGCCGCAGGGAGTCGTTGGTAAAGCGTCTCGGAAAGCGATGGCGCCGATCCTGCGCGCAGCCAAGGCCAACCTGCGCAAGAACAAGAGCTACAAGCGCGGGGTTTTGAGCCGGTCCCTCGTCATCCGGAAGCTGCGAGGCACGACGTCGCTCAGTCAGTGGGTTATCGCGGCGTCGGGTAGGGGCATTGGAATATCTGCACTCGTCGAATTCGGAACTGCGCCCCACTGGCAACCTAAGCGCGGGCGGATGCACCCCGGCGCGCGGGCCAAACCATTCCTGACGCCGGCATTTGAAGCGCACGATGATCAGGCCGTCAAGATCATGGTCGATGAACTCGGCAAGGGCATCATGCAGCATGCCCGCGCAGTAGCCTACCGGGGCAAATGACATGATGATCCTCGCGGCCTACAAGGCGCGGCTTCTGGCGGCGCCGGCGGTCGCGACGAAGCTGAAAGGCGGCATACATGTCGCCGTGGTGGCGCAAAATTCGCTTCACCCTCACATCCTGTTGGAGTTGGTCGAAGAGGGGCAGGATTACACCCACCAAGGGCCGGTCGGCCTTCTGGATGCGCACATTCGGGTGACGTGCCGCTGCGCAAACGCCGAGACAGCCTTGCCGCTTGGAGATGCCGTCGTCGCGGCGCTGGAGAACTGGACCGGGACGCTGAGCGGTTGCTGGGTGCAATTATCAGAGAGGTTCAACACCGCTGCTGACTTCGAGCCCGGCCCCAACGTCTTCCGCCATATCAGCGAGTACACCGCCTACTATCGGAGAACGACATGACCGAGGACGACAAGCCCGTCTCCGCGCTGCCGGAGAAGTTCGAGGTGTTCGAGCGCACCATGAAGGCTGCCGACGCGATGGGAATGTCCCCGGAGAAAATGGCGCAGGTTACGGAAACGATCGCGGACGCCTTTGCGCCAGCCGAGGAGAGGCCCAAGCGTCGCCGATCCACGCCGGCCGTGAAGCCGAAGGACATGCCGGAGCCGGAGAAGAAGAAGCGCCTCACCGCGGCCGACGTGCCCGGTGTAGGCGGCATGATCGAGAAGCGGTGGGCGGGCAAGCCGATGTGGGAATGTCCGAAGTGCCTCGCGACGACGTTCAAGGAGCAGGACGCCAAAGTCCACCAGTGCAAGCAGGTCAAGTACGCCGACGAGGAAGGTTTGGCGGACTGACATCCCCAGCAATCGGAAGCCCGACGCCCGGCCATCGCGCCGGGCTTTTTCGTGAAAGGACAGGAACATGGCAAATCCGAACAGTGAGGCGCAGCTTGGCTACGGCACCAAGTTGCGAATGGGCGACGGCGGGAGCCCGCAGAGCTTTGTCGAGATCGGCGAGGTTGGCGATTTCGAGGATGGTGACACCATCGAACTCGTCGAGGTCACGAACCATCAGTCGCCCAATAGTCGCCGCGAGTACATCGCTGGGCTCAAGGACGGCGCCGAGATCAGCTTCCCGGTCAACTATCTGCCCGGCCACGCGACGCATAACCGTGCCACAGGACTGCGCGGCAAGATCGGCGAAGTGCTGGATTTCCAGATCGTCGCTCCCGGCGAGACGGAAACCTACAACTTCTCGGCCCTCGTAATGGGCGTCACCCGCTCGTTCCCGGTTCAGGGCGTGATGCAGATGACGGTGACGCTGAAGAAGACCGGCGCCGACACCTACACGCCGATCCCGTGAGGTGATCTGTGGCCGTGAATCCTCTCAAAGGCGAAGTAGCCATCCCTGAAATCGGGAAGGGCTACTTCATCGCCTTCACCCTGGCCGACATTGCCGCCTTGGAGGCGGAGTACGGCCGGGACTTTTTCAACGACATGGAGCAGGCGTGCGTTGATCGCGCTTTCCCTGATCTGACGAAGATTCTCGCCATCGGCCTGCGCAAGCGGAACAGCAAGGGCGAGGTCGAGAAGGTCGGCGACGACGAGGAGTTCTTCCACGACCTCACCCAGCGCGAGGATTTCGATCTCGCCTGCGTATACCAGCCGATCATGGACGCGATCTCGAAGTCGTGGCTCGGCAAGACACACGCCCAGCTTGTCGAGGAGGCCGTCGAGGCTCGCAAGAAGCAGGATGCCGAGAACCTGAAGCGAGCCAAGGAGGCGGCGGAAGAGAATGGTGTCCCTTTCGACGAAGCGTTGTCGAGCGGGCTCTTCAAGCTGCTGACACATATGGCCTCGACCCAACCACCGTCTGGGAACTGACGCCTCACGAGATTTTCCGCATCGCCAAGGCGAGATCGGAGAAAGAGGCCCAGGATTTCAAGCAGGCGATCACCGTCGCCTGGCTCAACGCCAAGCTCCAACGAGCGAAGACGATCCCCAAACTGGAAAAGCTGACCCGCGAGAACAAGCCGCCCTCGTTTCGCGAGGTTGTTGAGCGCATCCGGTCTGCTCCATCCGCAGAAAGCACGTAGCCCATGGTCTCCACCGCGGCCCGCGTCGGCTCGATCAATGTTCTGCTTTCGACGCAGCTTGGGCCGGGCATGGCTGGGCTCAATGCGTTCGCGGGCGCCGTTGATCGCACTGGCGCGTCCGTCTCCCGCAGCGTTGCCGGTATCGACCGCTCTATTGGCGGGCTCAACCGCTCGATGGGCAACATCAACACGCGGGGTATGACGAGTCTCACGCTCAGTGCCCTGCGCGCCGGAACGGCGATCAATCAGCTTCAAGGTGTCGCTCTTGCGGCTGGCGTCGCCGTGGGCGGTCTATTCCCAGCGGCTATTGCGGCAGGCATGATCCGAACCGTGGATGGTGCCCACCGTCTCAGCAACCAGCTTCGCACAGTCACAACCGACGCCAACGACCTGAAGGATACCCAGCAGGCGCTCTATGAAGTCGCCCAGCGGTCCCGATCGTCTTTCGACGGCACCGTGACGATCTACGCCCGCACCGCACGCGCGGTCGAGCACCTGAACATGAAGCAGAAAGACCTGCTTCGGATGACGGAGACGGTGCAGAAGGCGTTCGCCGTCGGTGGAGCGACCACGGCCGAGGCGTGGGGCGGCGCCGTCCAGCTTTCGCAGGGCATCGCGTCCAACCGCTTCAGCGGCGACGAGTTCCGGTCGGTGGCTGAGAACGCCCCTGTTTTGCTTCAGGGCATGGCAAAGCATCTCGGCGTCACCATCGGCAAGCTGCGCGAGATGGCGCATGCCGGCCAGTTGACCGCGGATGTCGTCACGAGAGCCATCATCGGGGCATCGGATGAGATCGATGCGGCCTTCGCGAAGACGACCTCTACCATCGAGCAGGCTTGGACGCGCGTCGGTAACGCCGTCACCAAGTACGCGATGGATTCCAAGCAGGCGGATGCTGCGTCGCTGATTATCGTTGGCACGCTCAACATGTTGGCCGAGAACGTTGGAGACGTGGCGACCGCGCTGTCGCTTCTCGGCATCGCAATGGTCTCTGCCCTCGGCGGCCGGGCGATGTCTTCCATTGCAGGCGGCATCCGGGCGGTTACGACAGAAACGGCGAAGGCACGCGCTCAGTCCAAGCTTGCGGCACAGGAGTCATTGAAAGCCGCTCAAGCCGAGGCTGCCGCGAACGCCACAAGGCTCGCCAGCGCGAAGGCGTACTACAACACCGTCACCCAGGGCGTTGCCACCGAAAAGACCCGACACAGGGCTTCGCAGGCGCTCTACAAGGCCAACCTCGCGAACGCAGCTTCTCAGAAAGCCCTAACAGCAGCCACCGAGCAGTACGGGGCTGCGGCATCAAGAGCGACAGCTCGCGCTGTGGCGTTGAGCGCCGCGCAGCGTACAGGTGGGTTCCTTCTCGGGCTGGTAGGCGGCGCCCCCGGCGCGGCGCTCCTCGCTATTCTTGGCTCAGTAGCCATGATCGGCAGCGCGATGTCGAACGCCGACGCCGCGACCGCAGACTGGATACAGGGTCTCCGGGACGCGGGCCTCCTTGCCGAGGATGCCAAGAACAAGGCGGGCGAGATCGACGAGGCGATCAAGACCGGGAACACGACGAGGCTCCGCGAAGAGCTTGCGAAGGTCAATGTCGAACTCGACCGTATCCAACACGGGAACTTGTGGGATCGGCTGACCGGCAAGCTCAACAATTTCGACGCGATCATCAAAGAGGTGAGCGGCGACATTCTCCGCCTGTCGGATTCTATCGCGTCCCTTGAGCGCGCCGGGCTCAATGTGCCGGAGGCGATGACGACGCAACTGGCCGATTTCGAGCGGTTTCTAGAGATCATCGAGGCTGTCCGAGAGGCCGGCGGGTTCACACAGGAGTTCCGCGAAGAACTTCAGCAGATCGCCAATCGGCACAAAGACCTTGATCCGCTGCTTGCCACGCTCGACGAGATCGCCCCGCTTCTCGATGCAGGCAGCGAGGCCGCGCGCCGGCTGGAGAACGATCTGGCTCGCCTCGACGGCACCGTAGTCAATATCCGCATCAACTACGGCGAGGTCCGCGCCGCCGAAGACGCCTCGATGAAGGCGCTTGGCGACATGCAGACGCGAGGCGAGGCATATGAGCGCCAGGCCATGCGTTTGGCCTCGATGACAAAGGCCGAAAAGGAACTCGCCGACGAGATGAGCCGGGTCCGCAAGGAACTGGAGCGTCGCGAGGCGTATCTGCCGGAGAGTTCCATAAGGGACGTAGCACTCGCCAACATTGCCCAGCGCGAGAGCTTCAAGACGCCGAAGAAGACGCCGGCCCCGCGCAAAACCGCCGATGACCGCTTCGATAATATGCTGCAAGCGCTTCAGGATCGCACGCAGGCGCTCATTGAGGAGCGAAACGCTCTCAATCTGTCCTACGCCGAGCAACTTCGTCGACAAGAGGCGCTGAAGCTCGAGCAGGAGGCGCTAAAGCAAGCGAGGGAAGAAGCACGCCGCAAAGGCGATCAGGACTGGCAGAACGCCGGCATTTCGGAAGAGCAAATCCGGCTGATTCACGAAAAGGTCGATGCCCACGTGGCAGAGGCCATGGCCCTCAAGGAAGCGAAAGAAAGCCAAGAGGCATGGAAGGATGCAGCGGCTTCAGCCGGCGATCTGCTGCGCGGGCTTATTGACGGCTCGAAGGATTGGAAAGATGCGCTCCTCGACCTGATTCCGGTCGTCCTGAAGCTGATGAACAGCTTGAATGTCGCTGGCGGCGGGAAGGGGCTGTTCGGCGGCGGTATCTTCCAGAGCCTCATGGGCGGCCTCTTGGGGGTCTCCTTCCACGGCGGCGGCACGGTCGGGAAAACCGGCAATGTCGTCCAATTCCCGACCGGCGCTCCCTTCGCTGGCGTCTTCCAC